ATGAAAAAGACACTGCTTTCTCTTTTACTTCTCACCTGTGCCAGCAGTGCGTTAGCCGCGCCGCAGGTCATCACCGTCAGCCGGTTTGAGGTGGGTAAGGACAACTGGGCATTTAATCGTGAAGAAGTCATGCTTACCTGCCGTCCCGGTAACGCGCTGTATGTCATCAATCCCAGTACGCTCGTGCAGTATCCGTTAAATGACGTGGCGGAGCAGCAGGTTGCCAGCGGGAAAAGTAACGGACAGCCTGTCAGCGTGATCCAGGTAGATGACCCGGCAAACCCCGGGCAGAAGAAGAGTCTGGCACCGTTTATTGAGCGCGCTGAAAAGCTCTGCTAGCCGTCAGGTTTCCAGTAAAAAAAAACCGCAGGTGCTTGTAAAAGCTCTGCGGTTTTTCACATTTAGTGATGTTCTGACGCTTTTTTTCAGACCACTTTTGCTGTGGACTGGAAAACCTGACGTCGTCATCTATTCTTAAAGGGCAAGGCGATTGAGCCTGCATTAATGCCAACTTTTAGCGCACGGCTCTCTCCCAAGAGCCATTTCCCTGGACCGAATACAGGAATCGTATTCGGTCTCTTTTTATCTATTTGTTTCTTAAGGGTTTTTTTTGTCTTAACACGAAATCCCCCGAAAATTACTCGAATTTTCCATATCCTGTCTAAACCATAACATACTCTGCACCGCGTGCGTCCAGGTATTTTTTGGTCATTGTTAAATTTTTGTGGCCGAGTAAACGCTGAGCAAATTCTTCTCCGCGCTCCTTTTCATATAGCCTGCTCGCCAGACTCCTGATCTCATGGAAAGGCGGTGGGTTAGGTCCGAATTTTAACCCGGTCGAATCCCTTATCTCTGCAAACGCCTGGGTAAGACCGTCAGGCGTTAGCGGCCCCGGCTTTCTCCCACCGCGGCGAACCGGCGAGTAAAGCATGAAGTCGGAAGGGTTATTTACCCGGCATCGCTCAATTACATCCTGCAACACAAGCCCGGCGACTTCCAGCCTCAAATCAAGGGGGAGCGCCAGTTTGTGACCTGTTTTCTCCTGAGTAACGAAAAGCCTTCCGTCTTTAACGTCACTGAACCTGAACAGCGAGATATCCTCCCGCCGCTGCCCGGTGACCAGCGCCAGATCGCATGCGTTTGGCGCCCAGTCAGAGTGAGTTAACGCAGCCTGGCGGATGACGGTGAAATGCTCGAGCAACAGACGTTCTCGCTTAACTTTCGGCGTTGGTGTTCGCGTCGGCTCGGCTGGGTTTCTGTCGACATGCCCTTCTACGATTGCCTCCCTGAAAATGTCCATCAGTACAGACCTTAGCCCAGAAGCCATGCTCTTTTTATCGCAGAGAATATACGCTTCAAGAAATGAGGCGATATCCTTTGTCGTGACTGATGCGAGGGGTATTTTGCCGAACTCTTCCTTAATGGTGGCGATCTGGTTTCGCCTGACCTTCATCGTGTTTGGTTTCAACTCGCGCCGCTCGAGAATTACCTCGTAACGCTCCAGCCATGCGGCCACTGTGAATGTGGGCACGTCTTTAATGCGATCCAGGAGAGAAGAGGGAAGGTAATTCTGGTCGATGTAGTTGTTGGCCTCAATGGCCTGGGCAACAGCATCCTTGCGATCAATCCGGCCAAGAGAAATCTCCTGCCCGGTCACCGGATTGCGCCAACTGTAAAGTCTGTCTCTTTTACGATAGGTCAGGTTACGGGGCAGGTTAGCGTCGTAACGTACTGGCCTTTTCGCCATGAGTCAGTCTCTCCAGTAAGGTGCCGACGGACGGCAGTTTGGTGTGTTTCGGTTTAGCGCGCAGATTCTTCTTGCGCGGATCCACGTAGATAGCGTCAGGCTGAACCTTATATTCCTTTCCGTGCAGCTCTGGCGCGGGATAAATTCGCCCCTCCCGCGTCCATCGACGCAGAGTGGAAAGGGAGGGTGGAGTCGTGTAGACCTCAGCAGCCCATTCCTGCAAGTTGAGAAGCTTAGCCATGAGAACTCCTTAGCCGCCAGGCATTATAAGCGAGGCCGCGTTGACGTGTTGATTAATCGAAATCAGGCAAAAATTTTTCTCATGCGTGACTGACAAATGTATTTCATCTTCTATTGCAAACAATTACAAGTTTCTGGTATATAAGACGTCTTGTAATTACGATATGAAAATAATAGAAATTTCATTTTGGGATCATTTTTATGAATGATATTTTGACGTTTTTTAAAAAAAATATTCCTCTGTTAGCGATTTTATCCTCCGTTGGATATCTGGTTTCATATTTCTATCAATTAGCATTTTCAGCGTTTTACGGATATCCAGAAGAATATGTAATGTTTGATCTGGTCACTGCACTGAAATCGTTGTCCTTGTTCTTTGTTTGTATAGCAATGATAGCGTCAATATGCATTTTTATTTCCTCTATAAAACAAAAGAAAATCATTCCTCCTGTAGTTTTCTTTTTAACAGGTGTGATTTTCGTAACAATCTTTGGTGTAGATGATTTAGGTGTGATTTTTTATAAAAATTCTCCGATTAGTTTATTATCCGTGATATCGTTTTTTATCATTGGCGCACCTTTCTCAATGGTTCTAATTGACATATTTGATGGTAAGAAGTTAGATGTATATGCTTATGGAGGATTTATCATCATGGCTAGCATGATGGTATTTACCGTTCCAACAATGCTTGGGAAATTACAGGCATATTCTAAGACCGAATATTACTCATTGAATGGACGTTCCGAATATATACTTCTAGCCTCCTCAGGGGATGGTATGGTTTTTGGCTCATGTGTCAATGGGTTTACTAAGTATTTGTTTATTAGTGGTGATAAAAATCTTGCCGTCACACCAGTAGGGAAAATCAAAGACAATATGAAGGTTCGTGATTGTTTTTATTTTAGAAATAAACAGTAAAATAAGTGGTTAGGGGGTGATTTATATATTTGTTATGTTGATTATGGGTGTAATGCAAATTATTTAATCATTAATTATGATGGAGCTTATTTCTAAACTCAATTTCTTCCTGGCAACTGGAGCATGTTTGGCAGCCTGGAACGGCAGCGCGACGCGGCGCCGGGATATCCTCGCCGCATTCAGCGCAACGCTCGGCTGATACGGCGTTGCGGTTTACTCGGTGAGCGGAAAGGGCAGCGTTACGCTGAAGCTCTTCAATCTCTGCTGCGGTATTGATGATATCGGCCATGGTCACTCCTTACCGAGGGCTTTGTTGATTGCATGCAGCGCCTTCTTTCCAGCAGGTTCATCTTCGAGCCGCCAGTTACCGGCATCGCCTGAATCAGCGAGCTGCTTATAGTTTTCGAACAGGCATTGCAGAGCATCTAAAAGGTCAGGTGCCGAAGCGATAAGTCTGGCATTGGCTCTTGTTTCCACCGCCTCTCGTTCATGCACATTTTCATAAACAGGCGTCATGACGTTGGCAATTTTGTAGCGTCCACCAATATTGGTACCACGGATGCGGATGTAGTTCTTATCTACTTCTTCAGGCAGGGCTATCCAAGGCCCGCGCGTAAATCTTGTTTTTTCCATTTATCACTCCGCGAACAGTCGGTTAATTCGGTTGAAGGTGAACGCCAGCAATAAAAAAGGCCGCTTTAGCGACCGGGTGAATTGCGATTTCATGGCTGTATCCACCCTTTACCTTTGACGTGCTGAATAACGCCAAGCTTCCTGAGCGACTGGAGGCGGCGGTCAAGGATGCGGAAGACGTCCATCGGGTGCTTTCCTTCTGCCTCAGCAATGACAAGGCACTCCTGCCTGACGGAAGGGCTAAATAGCTCCGAAAACGAGGTTGGCTGAGCACCGATAGCGCTTAACACCTCGCTATCCAGTTTCGCGTATTTGGTCATGCTGCACCGCCTTCAGGAAAATCACCGAAGTCACCAAGGTCAGTTTCGCGATCGAACTTAAACTCGCCTATATCGACAACCTCAACTTCGTGTTCGTTAATATCCCCTCCGCCACTTTCAAGAATATCCTTGGCTTCTTCCAGGCTTTCAGCATCCACTCTGAAGGTCTGCGAACCTTCTGCTCGCTTGACCTCAGTGGTAAAAAGAAATCTTTTCATGATTCAACTCCGAAGCGGCGATTAAGCCGCCCTGTGTATACGACGAACTCCAGGAGGCTAACACCCAGAGCTTCTATTTTCTTGTGATGCTTGTTGATGATGGGAGGCACCGTTTCGTTCCAGTTAGGCTTTGGCTTCTTGCGCATGGCCTGCTGGATTTCTTCGGTGCAGCGGCGGCAGGCGGCGCGGATGGCGTTATCTGTTTCTGGCGTCATGCGGCCTCCCGACGGGAGAGAAGTTTCGCCCCGAAAGCCATAAGCTCGTCCCGGTCTACAGTTGCGAAGTGGCAATGTGTACGCGGATACGGTCGCCAGATGATGAGCATCGACCCTTTGTTATTTCCCGATACCGGCTTACCGGTGACCGGGTTGATAAATGCCAGCCGCCCCGCGGTGATGAAGCGAACCTCGCTGGCGGTCTGGATCGCTTCTTTGAACCAGCCAACCCGAAGTGTCTGCCGGAACCAGCATGACCGTCCCAATCTGATTGGCGCTCTCGGCAGCGGCCTTTTTAACGAACGGTGTGATGTCGCTGTATGGTGGATTCAGCCAGACGTAGCCGGGTACGTTCAGGTAATCAGTCCAGGGGGTTTCCAGCGTGTTCTGCTCGGCGGTGATGAACTTCCGGCACAGCGCGTTATGCGGCGCCGCGGCAGCATCAAGTTGGAAGCAGAACTCAGCATCAAGGGAAGCGAAAAGAGCTGGTGGAGTGCGCCATAGGTCGCGCTGGTCGAGCGGTGTTTTACTTCCGCCATAATCACCATTCATCTTCTCGGCTGGCAGCGCCGCGGCGATACGCTCACCGATCCATCGCATTACCGGTACCGCCATGCTGTTACCGATCGCTTTATAGCGTGGCCCGTCCGGGCATTCGGTAGCATCCTTCCCGCGCCAGCCGATCAGAGTGTGATTATCTGGAAAGCCCTGAAGGCGCTCGCACTCGATCGGCGTAAGTCGGCGCACGGCCATAGTGCGGAAGTCGGCAATATTGCGTTCCTGCGCTTGGCCGCCACCGTTCGGCGCAGTCAGTGCGTAAGCCAGATCTCCGTTAATTTCGAGACTGCTACCATCAGCGCGACCGCGCTCCTGAAAGGCGACCACTGCCGGATAGCCCTGTCCAGGCTTGCCGCCTCCGGTTGAAAGCGGGCCGGTAATGCCCCCGTCACCATCCTGAAGCCGAACTTCTCCATGGCTATTCTCGGCAAAGGCATAGGCTACTCCGTGGCGGTCAGCTACAGTCAGGCATGGGTAAACATCAACCATTGGCTCAGTTGCATTACCACCGTTTTCCGGAGCGCGGCCTATCCAGTTGCCAGGAATTCCGTAAGCTGCAATCGGCGCTTCGTGGTTGCAGGTGAGTTCAGAAGCTGGATCGTCCGTTTTAATCTCGTCACCACCCTGGTCATGCGTCATAGCTATCAGATGTCCAGCTTGTGCCTGATTGTCGTCTGCGCCACACGTTCCAACGCCTCTTGCAGTAAGTGCGGCAACTGCCTTTTGCGTTTCTCGGCGCGGCGCAGAATCCCGGCGCACGCTGTCGAGCTCAAAAAGTACCGCTGCGGGATCGAATCCTTTTCGAGCACTTGCGACAACGAACACACGGCGGCGTCGTTGGGCCACTCCGAAAAATTGAGCATCAAGGACGCGCCAGGCGATAACCCTTTCTGGTCCAGACACCCAACCTGCGTGCGTCCATTTTCCCCCTGATGGCTGCAACTCACTGCTTTCTCCGGCAAGTCCTGCCAGAAAGCACCCGAAGGCATTGTCTTTGCTGCTGAGCACGCCGGGGACGTTTTCCCAGACGATGATTGATTCTGGTTCACCGCGTTCGCGGCGCTTTGCGTCGATTGCATTGGCTAATTCCACGTAAGAGAGGGTTAACTGGCCGCGGTCGTCAGACAGACCTTCGCGTAAGCCGGCGATGCTAAATGCCTGGCAAGGCGTACCGCCGACCAGAACATCAGGCGCTTCTACTTCACCAGCGCGCACCGCATCGACGATTTTGGTCATGTCGCCGAGGTTTGATACTTCCGGCCAGTGATGGGCGAGAACCGCTGAGGGGAAGGGTTCGATTTCAGAGAACCAGGCAGGTTTCCAGCCGAGAGGCTCCCACGCTTTACTGGCAGCTTCGATGCCGCTGCACACGCTTCCGTATTTCATGCCGCCTCCTGCCTTTCCCGATATTCCTCAGCTAGCCGCTGCGCCTTTAATGGATTGCTGACCACTTCACCCCATGGCATTAGCCAGCCGTTACCAATGAAGGGAAGACATAGTGTGCCAACCCTGATTTCGTCGTGAGCGTGAGTCATAGGATGGACTCCATTTCGTCGATGTAGAGGCCCTGAGCAATCAGGCGGCTACGGCATGCGGCACGCGCTATGCACTCCTGCCGTCTACCTTCCTGCGACTGCTCTATTGCGCGCCGGGTGAATAGCCGCGATTTACCCTGCGGCGTTACAACCTTTGGCTTCGTGACCAGGTCGAATGTCCGGTCGCAGATGCCGTCCTCGTTGAGCCATTTTTTCGACTCAACGATCTGCGCTATCTGTCCGGAGCCGCGGGTGATGCCGCTGGCGACCCGGTTAAACTCAATCAGCGTTACGCCAAACTTCTCGGCGATTTCGCTGCCCGTTACCGGGCGGCCGCGCGTCTGAATCATCCAGATAACGCGCTCACGGAGGCCTGAGAATTGTCCGGTTCGACCGGGCCTGCGGTAGAAGGGTGTGCGTTTCATTCGAGCTCCAGAATGCGGCGCTTCGTGTCCGCAACAAGTTCGAGGAAGTCTTTTCGGCGCGCTTGTAGCCGGGCTATTTCTGATTCACATTCAGCAGCTGTAAGGCGATAAACGATGAGCTGCTTACCGTCCGGGAAGTCTGAGCAGTAGCTGATGAAGTCCACCCAATCCCTGCCGGAGCAATCAAGGTGACCGACCAGTTGCCATCTGTATGCCGGATCGAAGGAGCCGCGGATGAGGGTGGAGTAGTGAGTGGCGGCAATGACCGACTTAATCTCAACGAGCCCGTCCTGGCCAACAAGGCCGTCAGGGCTGTCGCCGTACGTTTCGTGATCAAAGAACCCGCCGTTATCCACGTCGACAAAGTTCATCTCTTCGTACAGCATGCGGGCAATTGGCTCCTGTTCGTGCCCGCGCTCCATGTGGTCGTTTGAGAAGCCAAACTCAGACTTGCAACCCTTAATCTGCTCAAGAGCCAACTGAAGGGCATAACGCTTGGCAGGTTCGCCAAAAGCCTTTCCATCGTTAGCCATAATCAGGCCGAAGTTGGACGCGGTGGCCTTACCCAGGCGAAGAGTGTCCCACTCTTCACCGTTTTGCTCGACGTCGTGCCAGATCATGATGAACACTCCTGTTCAAGCTGGCGGCGATGTTCTGGAGAAATGTCCATTCTCGCCAGCACTGCATCAAGGTTTCCGTCGCGCTTGAAAGCTGCTTTAGCGTTATTCCATGCCTGCGTTTTATCCGGCGAAAGCACCGGCTTTGTGACGCGCGCCGGGCTTAAGCGGAGACCTTCAACCGATTCCTTTCCGAACCGGACATTTTTATCGACGTAGACCGTGACCTTTACGCCAACCCAATCTTCAAGGAATGGCGAGCCGGTAATGCTTTTTAGCATCTTGCTGTTCGTGGCATTCAGAATCATCGGCTTAAGCTTTTCGCCAGGGCGCAGCTCGCGCTCTTCAAAATAAGCAGTGTTAAAAACGTCTTTGGATTTTTTTGTTTTGTCGTTTTCTAACGTTGCCCGGGCGATCGTCAGCACCGTAGGCTCAACGATGTCGGCGCTGCTCAGGTATGGAGAGTCAAAAGCTTTTCGGTAGTGAGTTTTAGATTCAGACATTTCATGCATCCTTAAAACGGGCAGCCGGTACGGTGTTCCCAGTCGTATTCCGCCTGGGCGTAAGCAACAGCCGAAATGAAATCGTTGTAGGCCTCGCCAGCTTTATCGCTGCGAAGTCCTTCGTATGGGCTGGAGTCAATCGGTACCGTGAAGAGGAAGAGGCCGGATGGCTCTTTTGGCATCATGTCAATGATTTGCTGCGCCCGGTCGTCGATCCACTTCTCTTTCTCATCGGTGAGCTGCTGCTCAACCCAGCGCCGATCTTCGATGCGGTCGTAAGTGAGGTATGCGTTCATGGCTGAACTCCTGAAATTTGGATGTGCAGATCCCGGCTGCGTGAAGCCAGCCCGGTATTTCAATGTGAAACTTGATTAAACAGCGATACAGATCAGAATGAATGAGGCGCAGCGGCAACAAGCAAGGTGACGAAATGCTGATAAATAAAAAATGCTCTTCCCCAATGTACTCAACTAAAGAAATGGGTAAGCGTTCGAAGCGGAATCATTGGTTTGTGAGAGAAAAGGGAAGTGACCAGCCGCACGATCAGTCATGGTATGACTGGTGGAAGTCACGATCGCTTGGCTTAGGCAAGAATGGTCATATTGCGTGGCGTTCTACCTGTATCGCAAGAAACGTACCTGACCCATTCAATCCGCCGGGTTCATTCGAAGTCGACCTCCTGGCGCCTGACGGCAAGCTGTATCATCTAGAGTTTAAGCTTGCTCCTCACGGCCCAAACAAATAATGGGTTAATGGCTCAATCCGCCGCCGCGGCCATCAAGATACACCTCAACCAGAAGCTCTCTGGTGAAGGTGCGCTCACAACCTCGGTGAAGATAGAGCTTTCCGCGTTTGTTGGCTGAAGCCGTCCACATGCCGTCTTTGTGCTTAACCAACATGCCAGGCCGAACTGCTCCGCGGTTAACTTCAACATATCCGTAGTGGTGCATCATTATTTACCCTCCACCTGAGCCAGTAAACCAGCAACGTGCATCTGCCAGCGGTTCAGTGTGACCTGTTCGCGCGGATTGGTGAGCGACGTTAACCGCCATTCGTTATTGTTCATGGCGCAACGCTTTACGGAGTACTGCTTGCCGTTATGGGTGACCGTCATTATATCTCCCTGGCGCGGAGCATTGCGTCTGCAAGGTCATAGGCGACTTCCGCTACTGATTGAGCGAAGGTTTCAAAAGAACTTTCAGGGTTTTGCTTTGAAACTAGGAGCGCTGATTGCATAGCCTTAGCTGCGAAGTAATCGCGCATGCTTATTCCGCGGCCACCGAAATCATCGCTATCCCATGAGTTAATTTCAGGAGTGCATACACCTGACTGTGGAAAAGCTGGACCGCCAGTTTTGTTTTTCATAAATCCTCTTGGCCTTATCGCGGCGAACGGAACGGTTAATATAAGACTTCTGCGCTAATGGGCGGTGGATGGCCGCCGGTTGTCATAACTAAGTCGCCTCGGTGAAGCGACTGAGGTATGAAAAAAAGCCGCTTGTTAGGCGGCTTTGCGATTATTGGTGCCGGGATGTTTAGTCACGCCCGGCGCGTGATTTCCTTCACTTTCCACGGTTAAAGGAACTGATATTCTTGAGCTTCCACGGTTAAAAATAAGGAATATCAATGACGGACTACACCGTTAGGGTTGAGCTAAGTGGCGCTGATTGGGAAACCTATAACAAGCTTCATGAAAGCATGCTTGCTTCCGGATATCATCGAACGGTTACTGGCGACGATGGGCAGGTGTTCAAGCTCCCGGATGCGGAATATGTGGCCTCTAAATCATTAGGCCTATATCAGGTTCGAGATGAGGTGATGCGCATATCCAAATCGTTAAACATCGATCCTCATATCCTTGTAACTCAAAGTGAAGGAAGAGCTTGGTATTTAGCTCTTGATAGATGAATTACCACCCACCACTGAATGTTGATTTGCATCACTGCGATGATGATCGTTGATTTGTCGTATTACAATCTTGCAGGCCTCACTAAAACTGACGCCTGCTTGTTTTGCTAGAGCAGCTAGGTACTCTTCCAGTCTTTTATCCATACCCTCACCCCTTTGTTTATTCATCGCAGGCCATTCGACCCATTGAAATGCTTAGGTGGTGTGGTGGGCTGGCACTGAGTCGCCACTCTCACTTATTTCCTGAACGCCCTATTGTCGTATTGGCCTTTACACAACTGGCCCAGCTGGTTCTCAGGTCTTATCGCTCTGCTAGCGTTGCACCTCGCTTGAGGACACCGCCGCCACACCCCAAAACATTCCCTGTATTGGTCAGCGCCAACCCCTGCCAGTGTTGCCCGTTCTCACGCCGTTCTCGCTCTCGCGCGGGGATACTCTCTCACCGACCGGATCGCACCCGGTGATACTGCACGTTTACGTGTAGGGGTCTTAACAGGTCATTGACGCTGTAAAACTGCATGTTGTTAAAAAGCAGGCGACTTGCTGTCCGCCGCTGGCTAACTTCGCTCAGCTATCGATGTTTCGTTTCGATGCATAAACAATACTAGCGGTATTAATATATATCAATACCGACAGTATTAATAAATCATTGATTAATACTAAGGGTATGAATTTGGTGTGATTTTATTTTTGTAAATGCCGGTGATATGCTGCAAAAAAAATCATTAGGCGGGTTTCAATGGATACCAAAGAGTGGGTTGACGGCCTTCGGTGGCTTAGTGACGAGCAGATTGTTGATTTGCACTTCCAGCTCCAGGAAAAAATCAAAGAGCACTACAAGCAACGCGACATTGGGGATAACCTTGAACGTGCAATTAAGTTCTGTGAGCAGCATGTAGCCTTAGCTGAACTGGCTTTCCCATCTCTGAAGGCAAAACATAACAAGCAGGCTGCTGAGTACGAAGCTTTGACGGGTAGCAAATATCCGGCTGAGTTTTACGCACCGGCGCATCACGGGTACCGACAGCTGATAACGATCATGAAGAAAAGAAAGCAGTTAGACAGAGTGGCTCAACTGGAAGCAAAGCGGAGATCGGAGGGGTGGAGAGAGTAGGGGGTGAATAATGGGTTCTTTGGCTGCATAAAAAACCCGGCATTTACCGGGTTTTAGTAACCACTTGAAATTATGTTAATTTTCCATCATTTTTTCTAGCGCAGCTACTTTTCTAGCAGCATCTTTTAATTTATTTATTCTCTCGGCGCTCCACTGTACCTCAGAGCCGCCCATCGGCGCATAAGCGTGGACTGCTCCACTTTTCAAGGCGTCGATAACTTGTTCAGCCTGATGATGTTCACGCAATGGGATAGTGGTGATGTGTTCGGAATTCGCGGCGTATATACCATTGAATTTCATAAGCATACCTCTATTTCTCATTGATTCCATAATACTATTATAGTCCATAGTCTCATCGTGTAAGTTGTTCTCTTCTGTGCGGAGAACGTAAAACTTAACTTCTCCACCAGATTTAGGATCAACCTGTTGTGCTACTGAGACAGATGATTTTACACAGCCGCATTGCATGAAAGCCCCAGCAGCCATTCCACCGCCACTTCCGGAGAAGATGGCATGCATATGTTCTTTCTCAGGGTTATAAACTACTTGTTTTGGGCCAGCATCGAAAAGTCGCTCGCCTTCAGCTGAAACAACCATAACTGATACCTTGAACTTCCCATCTTCTTTTAGGTCGGGAAGCGCATCCGGATCAAATTGTTCAGATGTCCACCATTTCTTAAGTTTTTCAATGGTTAATCCATCTCCAGCGCAAATGATTACGCCACCTTTACGAAAGGCAATTTTGTTAAATCCCGTATCATCAACATGCAGTATATACTTCCCATCCTGCAAAGAAAGATCGGCTGACCATCTAGTATCGCAAGAAACTATACCATTGTCACAGTCAAAGGCGGTTGTTGTCATGTGCCATAATCCGTTTTTTGGAGTAACGAAATTTTACGCAGTGTAAGAAAAACTGCAAATCATTAAATCTTATCGGCATCCCAACTTTTAACTTTAAAACCAGAAAGATTATGACTGAATGAGATAGCGCAGGCGTACTCAGGCTATTTTTCCTCAAAACAAGTTTTTAGTTCAAACCAAGCGTAATTTGGTCTCTACAGCAACACCTATGATCCTACAGTTGCCGTTTATTGCCACGAGCGGCCACTGCGGGTTAAGACCTTTCAGGAACTTCTGCGCCCCATCAATCACCAGCTTCTTGAATGTCGCCTCGTTAGAATCGGATAGCTTTGCTATTACCAGGCTGCCGTTGATTGCCTCGCGCCCCGTATCGAAAAGAACGAAAGTTCCTTCAGGGATGCTAAGGCCAGCCGGTGCTGTCATTGAGTCACCATCCACCTGCAACCAGAACGCATCACCTTGAATGTGAGCGTCAGACTCAAGCCACAAGTCGATATCTTTAAGGGTGTACGGCTCAACAGCTTCACACCAGGCACCAGCCTGAACCTTACTAATCACCGGATATCTAGATCCAGGTGAATAATGACCTGCGAACGAAGTATTTTCCGACGCGACCGAGCTCATATCCGAGATGTCCTTCGCAAGTGATGGGCTGAAATCACCGACACTAACCCTAAGAATCCTCGCAAAGACCGACGCCACAGCCGTATTTAATGCATTCCTTCCATTCAGGTAATGGCCGACGGCACCCTGAGAGATGTCCAGCGCGTCCGCAATAGATTGCTGAGTGATACCCAGTTCTTTTTTCTTCGCTTCGTAAAGGGCTTTCAAACGCTGTGAATCAGCCACTTGAGCGGGGGTGAGGCTCTTTTTCTTTTCCATTATCAGATATTAATACCAAAGCTCATATTTTAAAAATACCGGCGGTATTGATTTATCTAATACTTGTGGTATTGTTTTTGTATTAACGGTAAGGAACAACGCTAAACATGAAAATTTCACTCGCTGAATATGTCGACGAAGTTGGTCAAGTGAAAGCTGCTGATGCCATCGGCGTTCACCAAACGGCAATTAGTAAAGCGATCAGGGTCGGCCGTCAGATTTTCATCAACAAGCTTCCTACTGGCGAGGTTAAGGCGGTCGAGTACCGCGAATTTCCTCACAGTAAGAAACAGGAACATCAGGAATAGCAAATGCATTCACTTGCGTATCAACACAATACCGGAATACACCCGGGAGCGGTGATAAACCGCGCTCAACCTAAGGCGGCGCCAGACCACGAAAAGATCCGCGATGCGGTCCGCGCATGGTCATCGGCGCTGGACAATCAGGACGTCGTTTCGGCGCTGATCATCAACGAATACCGGGAGCAGGGCGGGACAGCCATCAGCTTCCCGGAAGACATCAGCAGGGCGCGCCAGAAACTTTTCCGCTTCCTGGATAACCGTTATGACTCTGAGCAGTACCGCGAGAACGTGCGCCAGCTGACACCCGCAATCATGGCCGTTCTGCCTCTGGATTATCGCCATCGACTTCTTCCCCAGGACAGTTTCATGTCCCGCTTAGCTCGACTTGAGAAGGAAACGAGCGAGGCGAAAGTGGCCGTTGCGATGAACGCCCCGCGTCACCAGAAGCTCAAGGAACTCAGTGAGGGGATTGTAGAGATGTTCCGTGTCGACCCGGACCTGACCGCGCCGCTGATGGCCATGGTCACTTCGATGCTGGGGGTTATGTGAGAACTACAGAAATGGCGAAAGCCGGTCTGCGCGAACAGAACCGACTTTCTGGTGGAATTAATTGGATCAATTCACAGAGGCAATTATGCATCTCGAGCCATTAACAAAGCAAGTCGGCGTACTGAAGACTATGGATGTTCCAACCGACTTCAGAATGGAAGGGTGGGTATACGTGTTAAGCAATCCATGTATGCCTGGCATCTACAAAATTGGAATGACCACAACAAACCCGGAAGTTCGAACGCGAGAGCTTTCATCAGCTACTGGTGTTCCTGCTCCATTCAAGGTTGAGGCGGCTTTCTACAGCCACTCTCCGCTCGAAGCTGAAAAAGAGATTCACGATGCTTTGTCGGAATGGAGAGTAAACGAGTCTCGCGAATTTTTTCAGCTTGATTTGAAAGAAATTATTCATGCTTGCTCGTGCAGCTGTGAATGCCAGGTCGGTGAAAAAGCTGAATACATAGCTATTTACCACGACTTCATCATTTTTGAGAGCCTCAGCAAAATCAATATACCTGAACTTTTTGATGAGATTGGGATTAGCGTCTTCGGCGACAAGCTTGCAGCTGCTGAGCGATTAATTCGAATCGGTGCGGAAACTATTTTCAATATCCGTAGAAAAAGCGGCGTTGTTATCGCTGTGCACGATTCAAATGCGTATGCGATCGAACCCGCTGATGAACAGGCGCTAAAAGAAGCCATGAATGAATATCAGGCTCATAGAGAAGAGCTTGATAGACGTGGAATTTACGGCCCAGAACAACCAGTGGAGTTTTAAATGGCCAGATCGCGAAATATCAAACCCGGCTTTTTCACGAACGACGAGCTTGCAGAATGTCAGCCGCTGGCGCGCATTCTCTTCGCTGGTTTGTGGACTATCGCCGATAAAGAGGGTCGCCTGGATGACCGCCCTAAGAAAATTAAAGCCATGGTGCTGCCTTTTGATGATGTCGATTGTGACGCTTTGTTGCAGCAGCTGCATCAGCACAAATTCATCAACCGTTACCAGGTAAAAGGCGATTCCTACATTCAAGTTTCTAACTGGAAAAAGCATCAGAACCCGCACTGCAAAGAAGCGGCAAGTGAGATACCAGAACCATCTCAGAACCAAAATGGCACCGAACAAGAACAGTGCAATTCAGATGCAAAAGAGGAAAAGGAAGAAGAGGGAAAGCCTCAAGTCATTGAAAATAATGAAGCACAAGAAAAGCACGGTGCTAGTAAGGTGCAAGAACAGGTTAAGAACAGTTTAAATCCTGCTGATTCCCTTAACCTGATTCCTGATTCCCCTATCCCTGATCCTGATTCCTTGGTTAACACCCAAGCCGCTTACGCGTCTTGCGAAGAGGCCAATGCGGATATTCATGAGATATCGAGTCGGTACGCATTCGAGGGCCAAATCGTTCGGCTGAACCACAAGGACTATCAAGCATGGTTAAACCTGTACCCGCTGATAGACCTGAATTACGAACTTCAGAAGCTGGATATCGAGTTCACGCATGAGAAGCCAAAAAATTGGTTTATCACTGCCAGCCAGAAGCTGAGTTATCAGAACAAGCAAGCGGCAGTAAGCGGCAAACCAGCCGCCAAGCCGGATCTGGACTTCAACAACACTGACTGGGCTTATGAGGTGATTCGATGAAATCTCTTGCAGAGCAGATGCGTAACCATGACCGCGAGCAGATGAGCCGCATGGCCCATAACCTGCCAGAGCAATACCAAGAGCGCGCGCCAGTCGAGCAGGTAGCGCAGGTATTCAACAAGCTGTTCAACGAGCTGCGCGCCGCGTTCCCGGCTAGCATGGCGAACTTCCGCACCCAGGATGACCTGAACGAATTTCGCCGTCAGTGGCTGCTGGCGTTTCAGGAGAACGGGATTCACACCATGGCTCAGGTCGATGCCGGTATGCGGGTAGCGCGCAGCCAGGTACGCCCATTCCTGCCGTCGCCGGGCCAGTTTGTCGCCTGGTGCAAACAGAGCGGCGGGGCGCTGGGCATAACCGTTGACCAGGTGATCGCCGAATACTGGGACTGGCGCAACCGTTCGTTCGAATTCACCTCCAGCGAACAATTCCCTTGGTCGCAGCCGGTCATGTACCACATCTGCGTTGAACTGCGCCACCGCAGCACAGAGCGACAGTTAACGCATGGTGAGCTTGCGCGCGAAGCAGGCGACCTGCTGGACATGTGGGAGAAGCGAGTCATGGAGGGTAAGCCAGTACCGCCGGTACGCCGGGCGATTGCAGCACCGGCTGGCGAACACGGGCCGACGCCGATCCAGCTGCTGCTGGCGAAGTACAACCGCAACAAGTCGAACGGGATGGTGTGAGATGACCTAACAATCCGTGGGCAGATTCTTGCAGCCCTGCGTAATAACCCGGGCCTGAACAGTGCTCGTATTGCCAGCATGATCGGTATGACCACCAAAAAGATTTCCGGCCCGCTAAGCACATTGTTTGCAGACGGCCTGATCGAGTTCGAAGGCAAGCACGGCCAGCGGCTTTATCGGCTGACCAGCTACGGAATGAAATACGCACCGGAAAACATACCTGCCATGCCGAAGGGTAATTCGAAGCTGGTGCAGCGCACAGAGACAAACGTGATCTGCCAGGAGTGCCGGAACAGTCCGGCGATGAAGCGAGTATTGATGGTTTGGGGGAGGGTAGGGGTATGACACGCATCCGTAACTTTGGCTGGAATCGCCTGAAGCTGGCCACCCTGTCATACGACGAACTCAATCAGCTTGAGGAGCAGGTGAAACTCGAACACGCCTGCAAAGACGGTATCCACATGTACGACAAAGCAGGCCGTGACAAGCTCGATGCTCTGAGCTGGGCCGTATACAACAAACAGAAGCGGGAGGCCGCCCAATGAGCAACATCGACAAACAGGCGCTGCGTAAGCGCTACTCCGCAAAACCGACACCAAAATGCGATATCTGCGGCGCCAGAATGACAATACAGCGGATGTCTGGCAGTCGCGTAACTTACGGCTGCTCAGGTGCGATTTACGATGAAACCGGATGCCACTATGCCGAAGGCCGAAGCCTGGCTGATGACCATTATGAACAATCACGCGTGACAGTCACCGATGAAAGCGATCCTGATGTGCTGGCGCTGCTGGATGAGCTGGAAGCTATCCAAAAGACTTCAGCAGAACGCCTTGTCGCAATAGACACTACCCACAAGATGTTTCAGCGCGAAAGAGACAGGGCTGATGCTGCTGAAAAACGTAGCGCTGAGCTATCTCAGAAAGCTGATATCTACGACATGTTGCGACAAGACTATGGGCTTCAGGGCTCGCTGGTTGATTTTGTTGATTGGCAGGCAAAGAGGATTGCTGAGCTGTCAGCCAGCCACGGCAAACTTCGCGAGGCAATGGCTGGCATTCACAACACAATCACGGCCAGAGGTGCTTACACGCCGCTGGCGGCAATTCTGAATGCTTCCAAACGCGCATACGAAGAGTCGTCCGCCGCAGCCGGTAAAGGAGAGGCATCATGAGTACTACACTTACCAAAGAATGGCTCCAGCAGACAATCGCGGAGCTTGAAGAAGAGCGCGATGCAACTCCAGGCGCAGTAAACGAAGATGCAGCCATGGCGCTGGCGGCAATGAAGCGGGCACTGGCATCGCTCGAAACTGAGTCGGTGGCGTATGTTATGGCGGATGATTTGAAGGATAGCAGCATCATATCAACGCCAGCATATCGTGATTTAGGTGAGGCAATGGAGCGGACTGTTGGGGATGTGGTTGCGCTATACACCACCCCGCCAGCGCCGGTATCTGTGCCTGATGAAATCGAGTCAACATTAGGCAGCGATTACGATGATTACTATTGTGACGGCTGGAACGCCTGCCGCGCCGCCATGCTTCAGGGTGCCGCTGGCGGCTCTCCGGTGATTAAGGATGGATGGGACATGGCTACCACCATTGATGTATAAATATGCCTTTGTGGGAGCTTGCTCTTCAATAAGTTTGGTATTATAGTTACCCGCAATGACGGTGGGCGGTTCGCTACTATACAAGAGGGGTTTACCCCGCGAACTTAACCCACCAACCTCTTCTCCCTTTTATGAACTCCTATAATCAATGACCAGAAAATATGCCATCATGATCGATGCTGGTTTTTTGCGTGCAAAATTAGGCACAAAGGACAAGCCAATCGATGCGGAAGTAATTAAAGTATTCGTTGAAAAATTAACAAAAAGGCCTGAGCTTGAAGGTATGATTTTGCATCGTGTTTATTATTACGATGCAGAGCCGCTTACAGGAATACAGACGCATCCGATTAGTGGTGAGAGAATTGACTTCTCTGAAACAGAAGTTTCGAGAAGAAATAAAGTTATGCTTGATGAGCTGAAAAGAACACCTTTTTTTGCTGTAAGACTTGGTGAGACGAATTTTCGAGGTTGGAAAGTTGACCCATGGGCTTTAAAGAGTAGTGATTCCAAAACATCTTCCATTAATGCCTACAATGTTAAGCCTAACGTTCAGCAGAAAGGCGTTGATATGCGTATTGCGTTGGATATGTCATCAATGTCATTAAAAAAACAGGCCGATATATATGCTTTGGTGACTGGTGATTCAGATTTTGTACCAATTATAAAATTTGCTAGAAAAGAAGGCCGACAAATCTTTCTGTACACACTGGGCCATGGAGTCAAGCAGACGATGTATGAACATTCCGATTTGTTAGTGACAAGTTCCATGGATAAGTTGTAATAGTAACTGAGAGTAGGTTCGCTGCACCTTAAGAAATGTAATCAATATGGCAGAATAAGAACATACATTAAGAGCCTGATCACACGACTTGCTTTAAACCTAGGCCCGCATTGCGGGCCTTTCTATTGATCTGGTTGGAGGTGAAATGAATTATGATTTCAGCCTCGTATCAATAAACTTAGTAGCCCAACTGGGTTACGTTGACCATACAGCATCTGACATCGCATTAATTGAGCATATGAACATGCTGGTTGTCGCCGAGGTGGTTATGCGTAAGCAGCCCGAGCATTTGCGTGATTACTTCCTCGAGCGTTTACGCCATTATCGAGATGTGAGTATCAGCCTTCCTAAGGCAAGCGACCTCTGTTACATCAAGAATGAAGAGGTAAAGTAGCATGACTTCCGAGGTATGGAGCGCCGTAGCAGGTGTGGCATCAGCTATCGCAGCTTCCGTGAGCCTTTTCATAACATGGAGAGGGCTAGTCTATCAAAAGGCTTCGCTAATCGAGTCAAGGCGAAGAAATATCCAAGACCTGCTTAGTTATCAAGCGGAAAGGGCAAATTCATCATGCAGTGGGAAAACAAGCTCTGACTGGTCTTTCTCTGAGTTTGCAAACATTATGTTCGCTATCGATACTGCGAGAAACATGGTCGCTCGGATCAAAGAGAGCGATGGCATTAGCAGGGAGGAGGCTGGAAAATATTTTTTAGATTTACTCAACCAGCACATCGTAGCAACGTTCAAGCACGGCTCCCCTCCAGACGGAGCTTTTAAAAATAAAGGCTCAATCCCTGAGAGCCTTGAGGTCATTCAGTTGTGGAACCCTAACGCTCATTTTCTGGGTTTTACCGATGTGAATTTTGGCATAAGTTAACTTTGATTTTCCATAATCAACCCGCCATAATGATGTCATCGGAGCCTGAACAACTCCGGTGACTTCTGCGCATTTAAGGGGACTTAAATGCGACCACAATCTGAACTCCTCACCTTGTCACAGATGCAGAAATGCACCTGCGATTTTCTGTATTCTGCGTTACCTCTCGGAGGTGGCGTATGAAGCAGCACTACTGCATCGTTAACGACACCGTTAAAGAGAACCTCATTGCGTACATTCGCACCCTGCCAGTAAACCCTCGCGCGCCAATGGTGGTCGAGGCCCGGGAAGAGACGCGCACCGATAAACAAAACCGTCTAATGTGGCCGCTGCTGAAAGACCTGTCTGACCAAGTTGTCTGGCACGGCGAAAAGCTGACCCGCGAAGAATGGAAGGATCTCATCACCGTTCTGGTGAACCAGACCCAGGACCAGGAGCAGAAATCCGCGCCGGGCATCAACGGCGGCCGCGTTTATTTCGGCGTCCGCACATCCAAATCCAGCAAGCGCTACATGGTCGATGTTATCGAGGCGATTTACTGGTTCGGTATCCGTATTGCTGGCCTCTGCGGTACCGGAATAAAGCCGCCTGACCTGATCGCCACCATCGCATGCAGCAGCTGCCACGACGAGATTGATCGCCGCACTCGCCTTGTCGATGCGGAATATGCAAAGGAGTGCGCAATGGAAGGCATGGCTCGCACGCAGGTTATCTGGCTCAAAGAGGGGCTCGTAAAAGCATGAATGAATATCGCATCAGTCTCCCATGGCCGCCGAGCAACAACCGGTATTACCGGCACAACCGCGGGCGTACGCATATTAGTGCTGTTGGCGTCGCTTACCGCTATGCGGTCGCCAGTGTCATTCGAAGCGCCCGGCTTAATATCCGGACGACCGCACCACTCAAAATCCGAATTGAATGTCACATGCCCGACCGCCGGCGCCGTGATCTGGATAACCTGCAAAAAGCTGCATTCGACGCTTTAACCAAGGCGGGGTTCTGGCTGGATGACTGCCAGGTTGTCGACTATCGCGTTGTGAAAAAGCCTGTCGTTAAGGGCGGGAAATTAGAACTCACTATTACCGAGCTGGAGACCGCATGAATCTTGAAAATACCCTCAAATATCACTTCGCCAAATCGACAATGATTAGCGACTCTCCGCGTGCTACGGCGTCAGACTCATTAACCGGCACGGATATCATGGCCGCTATGGGCATGACGCAGGAACGGGCCGCCATGGGTTACAGCGCCTTTCTCGGCAAGATGGGGATCAGCAACAACGACCGGGAGAGGGCGATCGAATTGCTGGCCCAGTACGCGCTGACCAAGTGCGACCGGGTTGCTGCACTTCGCAAACTGGATGCTAGGGTAAAGCCATTAGTGATGCACCAGCTGGCCACCTTCGCGTTTGAGGACTATTCCCGCAGCGCCGCCAGCGTGAAGCAGTGCGATGGCTGCAATGGGGAAGGGTTTATTGACGCTGAGGTATTCAGCATGAAGTCTCACACTCCGGCAAAAGAGAAGAAGTTCGTGAAGATGTCCGTGCTCATGGGCGTCGAAGATGTTCGACCTTCTGAGTTCGAAATTCGCAGACAGGTCAGGGAGATAGCGCGCGTTCTGTGCCCTCAGTGTAAGGGCAAGAAGGTAGTAAGTTGTGCCTGTAGAGATTGCCATGGTCGCGGAAAAGCCATTAATCAGGTTCTTACTGAACAGCGGGGCGTTCCGATTTTAGCTGATTGCAAGCGCTGCGGCGGACGTGGATATGAGCGTATCCCCTCAACTGAGACTTACGCTGCGGTGCGCCAGATAACAGATACAATCAGCCTGGATACCTGGAAGAAGTCTGTTAAGCCCTTTTACGATCAGCTAATCACCAAATTTGACATCGAAGAGGCATGGGCCGACGCGCAGTTGAAGCAGATAACAAAATAGGGCGTTATTTTATCGTGAGCTATTTACTTTTCCCGAATTTGTGGTAATTTTGCTCTAACGATGGGTTATTGCCTTCGTTTAAAGCCCTGCGGTTAACCCCGTAGGGCTTTTTGCTTTATAGCAATTTAAGAATTACTAAAACCATACAACCCCGTAGAAACTTCTAATTTCCCAGCCATGCTGGTGGGAAAATGGAAGAGGGTTGCTACTGGCTACAGCACAACGGCAGAATTCAGGTAACCTACTACACCGATGGTGTAACCGATGACCTTGAAACGGGCCAGTTGATAACTGGTGTCTGGCATCTGACGCAGGGAGACGACATTTGCCATAACGGAGAGGTAGAGGTGATTGAAGTCCTTCTGCCTGTACCATTTAAATGAATATATTCATCTGATTACGTGGCAGATTCTTCATACTGCACATATGCTTTTTAAGCATCCTGAGTAATGGATGTTTCTGAAAGCATTTTTGTGGTGGATCCCCCTAAGCGGAGGGGCGATTCAGCAGGACATTTCTCCAGAGTGTCCAACCAGCGCGCGGAAATGAATGCTGTGATCATTTCCACCGGGAGGCACCCGGCACCACTCCCTCAGTTATTGCCAACTTAGCTATTTATGCCTGCTTTTCCGAGCAGGCTTTTTTTTCATTTATTAATCATCCATTGACCAGATGAATGTTTCTTGTTTTAGTTATGAATGTGGTGAATCCCATCTAAGCGTTGGGGCGTCTGGTTAACTGCTATTTGCAGGTATGCGCGCGACTTTGATAACCAGAGATAAGTCACCGGGAGGCACCCGGCGCCACAAATTTTTCAAAATTTCGTCCCATTGGAAGGGTATAGAGTGTTCAAGTTTAATTCGTCCTTACTTGCGATTTTTCTGCTGTCAGGTTGTAGTTCTGATCTGGTTTTAAGCCCACCTAAACAACCTGATTACAAACCAATGCCTGACATCACCCAGTCTGTGACGCCGACGCAACAGCGTGCGATCATGGCTGGAGAGAGGCCTGATTGGTCAGAAAGAACACAGGTAAGCGCTGCGAAGCGATATTAATAAACGCTTATCTGATAAGGCTGCCATTGGGTGGCCTTTTTTTATTTCAGGCTCCGGGAACCATCATCGACACGCCTACTTGTTAAATCGTCCCGAGGGCCTGAACCAACTACATACGGAATAAATATGTCTGAGACCTTCACTATCGTAGGCGTTGGTCTTACATCGTCATCAGTCGGTGTAACCTTTGCCACGCTGTTTCCGGAGGCGACTCCAGCAGTGATGCTCGGATCACTCGCCGGAACGGCGCTATACGTTCTGACCTCAGATCCCCATCAACTCTGGAAGCAGGCTATCTTTGCGCTGATATCGTTTATCAGTGGCGTGTTCTTCTCCGTACCCATGGCGAAAATCATGGCCGGAATCATCAACACGCCGTTAAGCCTGATGAAGCCACCGGCCAGCATTGAGGTATCGCCAGCTGTCGGTGCAATTGTCACTGCTTCCATTTCCGTGGCAGTCCTGCTGCGTATTCTCCGCAAATCCAAAAGCGGGAAGATGCCGGGGCTGGGGGAGGAAGATAAATGACATGGCAGCTTCTTCTGATGGATGCAAACGCCATAGTTTGCCTTTTAATCATGGTCAGGCTGATGTTTTTCCGGAAAGAGGGAAAGCGTCATCGCCTGAGTGTCGCGGTACTGACCTACCTGGTCATACTTGCCGCCGGATTCAACGCCTTCAACATTCTGCTCGGCCATTACGTACAGGTTAACCTCGGCGATCTGCTGCTTAACTCCGTCATCTGCATGGCGGTGTGGCTGGCGCGCGGGAACCTGGCGAAGGTCGTCATTACGGAATAGCCATGACCAAAGACGATATCTTTAACACCATTCTCGGCAAAGAGGGTGGTTATGTTGATCACCCGAACGATAAGGGCGGCCCAACGAACTGGGGGATTACTCAGGCAACCGCCCGAGCGCATGGTTATACCGGTGATATGCGAAACCTTACACGTGATCAGGCTCTGGCGATCCTTGAGTCTGATTACTGGTATGGCCCGCGCTTTGACCAGGTGGCAGAAGTATCCCCTTCCATTGCTGCCGAACTTTGCGATACCGGTGTGAACATGGGGCCATCGGTGCAGGTTAAATGGTTCCAGCGCTGGCTGAACGTTTTCAATAACCAGCAGCAGTTCTATCCGGATCTGATCGCCGACGGCCAGATCGGCCCACGTAGCATCAGCGCGCTGAAGTCCTTCCTGGCGAAACGAGGCGGAGAAGGTGAAATCGTATTGCTTCGCGCACTGAACTGTAGCCAGGGCCAGCGTTATCTTGAGCTGGCAGAACAGCGGCCGGCTAACGAGTCATTCGTTTATGGCTGGATGCGCGAGCGGGTGAGCCTATGACGACACTCAAATCTGTACTGGCGGCAATCGGGGTTGCGATCCTGATGGTGCTTGGTGCGTTTGGTGTGGGCCGTTTTCGCGGGCGTGAACAGGCTGAAGAAAAAGCAGACCGGCAGCGCACAGAAGAAAAGGCCGCAGCCATTGAGTCAGTAGCCGAACGCCGTGTAGAAGCAACGAAAGAGGCCAGCAATGTACAGCAGAATGTTAACCGCATGCCTGATGACGATGTTGATCGCGAGCTGCGTGACACGTGGAAGCGTCCCGGTGGTGGTTGATACAGCCTGTGACTGGGTAAAGCCAATCTACCTTACTGATCACGACATTGATGTTCTTGACCGCCAGACGAAGCGCGACATCCTGGCGCATAACAAAGCGTGGCAGGCTAACTGTCAGAAACCAACCGAGAAGAAAACATAATGAGTAATAAAGATATCGAGCAGGAAATTCAAGCAAAGGGATTAACAATTCCCACATAGTGCTTACTCCCTATGTGGTCTTTACAGTATTTGTGACGCTGGCGGCTTTATTTCAAATTCGTCGAGGGTATTTTTACGATAAGAATAAACGGAACGGGTGAATGCACTATAGATTTTTATTTAATAGGGGGTTGATAGTAATTGGTTCGATTAATGAGAATGTTTTTTAGCCTGTAGTAGATGTGTCTTTATTAGAGTCTAGTTAAAGTTTTAATGGTTGAATATGGAACTGCTAATTAACTACAGTTTCATTCAAATTACTAATGTAAGTGAGGACTGAATTAATGGCTTGGACAGGATTTGGTGGTAGTTGGTCTAATGGAGTTCATTCTGGTGGTGATGATTCTGGTAGCATCGGTGGTAGTAGTGTCGTGATGCGAGCTCCAACTTCATCGGAAGTAGCTTCTCAATTCAATAGCTATGGCGGGGTTCAGATTACCGCTTCAATGGTTTCGAATATTCGAACGAATGACCTGGGTGGATATAGTGCCGATATTGCAGGCGCTAACAATACGGTATCATCAGGAGGTTCGAGCCATACCTCAAATACAGTCAGCGGTTTCTCTGGTGTTTTAGCATCAAACGCTAAAGGAAATAATGGTGGGGCAGGAGGGAATACTGCTAATGTTTCTGGAAGCCAAGGTAGTTGGAATGTTGAACCTGGTAACTGGAGTAAACTTCCAAACGGTTATGATACGACTATCCAAGGGTTTAAATATCATGTCACTCTTGATCTGCTTGGGAAAGTGGTCTCTGTTAAACAGACAGCCCCCCGACCATATACTAAAGCAGAAAATCTGAAAGTGGCAGTAGCCAAAGCAAATAATAAAAAACCTGGGGAAATGTTCCCAGAATTGGATTTTAGTAAAGGTGAACCTGAGCGACAAGCTTTAGCAAAATCAGAAGCTCTGACTGCTTGGAAAACGCTAGCACCTAACGTAAGGAAATATGATATTACTGTCGATGATTTTAAGTATGAAGTTAACTTAGATAATTTTGGCAATGTTACTTCCTCTCGTAAAACTCAAGACAGACCTTATACGAAAGCCGAAAACTTAAAGGTGGCAGTAGCAAAGGCAAACAATAAAAAGCCCGGTGAGATGTTTCCTGAGTTAGACTTTTCTAAGAGCGATCCAGCCAGAAAAAGTCAAGCTGAAGAAAATGCTCAGGATATCTTTAGTTCATTCCCAACTAATGCAATTAGTATTGCCTCCGATTTTCACAAGGCCGTTGCAGACAAATTCGGAGAGAAATTTAGTAAAGAAGCAAAAGCTTTAGCTGAGGCATCAAAGGGTAAAAAAATTAGAAATGCGGCAGAAGCTATTAAAGCCTTTGATAAATATAAAGGTGCTTTGAATAAAAAATATGGAGTGGCAGACAGGCAAGCAATTGCAAATGCCCTAGAGTCGTTAGATAAAAAACAGATGGCAGCACAGTTATCTAAGTTTGGGAAAATGTTTTTCGCAGTCAGCGAAACATTGCAATGGAGCGGGTTTATTAATGGAATCGTTAAAGGCTTCAGAACAGGTGACTGGAATGATGCTATTATCAATGGCGAAAAGATAGCAGCAAGCAAGTTAGCAAGCTATATGGTGGTTGTAGCATTTGGTGCTATTGCGACAACTCCAATCGGAATTATTGGTTTTGCCGCCATTTTGGCAATTACATCTGCATTGATTACCGATGATTTGATGAAGAAGATGAACGATCTCATTTTAAGTCTGTAGTTTTTTAGTAAGGGTGGCTTAATGCCACCTTTTTTTAAGTTTTAGCAAAAGCAAAAAAAGCCCAAATGGTATGGAAAGAATCAAGCATACACTAAAAATACCGCAATACCATGCCGTTAATGTTGCTGTTTTTTTATTCTTTAGTTCAAACCAGTTTGCTACTAATGGGAAAAACAGGCTACTTATTATGCAGTAAGTAATTAAGATGCTGGATTCAAAAAATGTTAATGAAGATGAATATATAACGATGATGCATACTACTGCATAAAAAGAAAGGCAAAATAATAAGTGGTTAACATACTTATTCTTATCCATTGATCCCCCTCCTTGTTCTTTAATGAAGCCATAGCTTTAAGTTGTTGCATTCCGTTTTCAAGATTACTACAAATCCCACTTAGTTTGAACGGGGTTGAATTAAATATGTGATGTAATTGCAGAGATAGCATGCTGTGTGGGTTTTATCCTTTGATATCAATGACATACCTTATAAATATTACAATCACGAAAGTCACTGTGCAGAAACACATAGCCAGACATGGCTTTAAACTCTACCAAAAGGCCTCTATAGAGTGACCGATTTAATAGAACAAACATAGGAACAGATATATGGCAAAACCGGACTGGGGCGAGCTTCAGCAACGGTTCCTGTCCGAACATGCCTCAACCGGCGTATCACAAAAAGAATGGTGTGAAGCGCAGGGACTGAACTACGCTACCGCACGTCGATATATCAAAAAACCTTCTGCGCAATCTGTGCAAAAATCTGCGCAGAAAAAAGTGCGCACTGCGCAGAAAGAACAAAGCGCAAATGTGCTGATGGATGATGATGGACTTACTGCTCAGCAACGCTTATTTGTTGCGGAATACCTAAAGGATGGTAACGCCACACAAGCAGCTATCAGGGCGGGTTACAGCAAAAAATCCGCTGAACAAATTGGTTATCAACTCCTTCAGAAAACTTCAGTTGTTTGAAGCGGTAATGAAGCGGCTCGGCCTGGCGGATAGCGAGTTCGCTCAGCGTCTCCAGCAGATCGAAATCGACCGCCGGCTGCTGGAGGTGGAAAAACTCCGCAAAGAGCTGGCTGGTGATGGTGATGATGACGAACCGACCCCAGTTCAGATCAATATCAACGTAGTGGACGCGAGGGCGGAAGATGGGGATCAGCCCGACACTTAACATTCCTCAGGCGCGTTTCCTCGCGATGCAGCACAAATTCAAAGCCTACGTTGCCGGGTTCGGTTCCGGTAAGACGTGGGTAGGTTGTGGCGGCATCTGTAAGGGCATGTGGGAGCACCCGAAAATCAACCAGGGCTACTTCGCGCCAACTTACCCGCAAATTCGTGACATCTTTTATCCGACGATCGAAGAGGTGGCCTTTGACTGGGGACTGAGCGTCATAATCAATGAGGGGAACAAAGAGGTTCACTTCTACGAGGGGCGACGATACCGCGGGACCACAATCTGTCGCTCAATGGAGAAGCCCGGATCGATAGTCGGTTTCAAAATCGGGAACGCGATGGTTGATGAGCTGGACGTCATGGCGGCAGCCAAAGCGCAGCAGGCATGGCGAAAAATCATAGCCCGTATGCGTTACAAGGTCGATGGTTTGCGTAACGGCATCGATGTCACAACAACGCCGGAAGGCTTCAAATTCGTCTACCAGCAGTTCGTGAAGGCGGTGCGTGAAAAACCCGAGCTTTCTGCTCTGTACGGTCTGATACAGGCCAGTACGTTCGACAACGCGAAGAACCTGCCCCCGGATTACATCCCGTCGCTGCTGAGTTCTTATCCTGATGAACTGATTCAGGCTTACCTGCGCGGGAAGTTTACGAACCTTAACAGCGGGACCATTTACCACACCTTTAACCGTAAGCTGAACAACTGTTCTGACGAGATTCAGGAAGGGGATCCGCTGTTTATTGGTATGGACTTCAACGTTGGAAAAATGGCCGCGATTGTTCACGTAAAGCGTAACGGGCTACCGCGCGCGGTTCGCGAGCTGGTGAAGGTCTACGACACGCCGGCGATGATTAAGCGTATACAGGAAGAGTTCTGGCGCTACGAGGATGGTCGCTACGTAAAGAGCCGGGAGATTTACATCTATCCGGATGCTTCAGGCGACTCCCGCAAATCGCAGAACGCCAGCAAGACCGATATTGCCCAGCTTAATGATGCCGGGTTCAGCGTCATCGTTGATGATGCAAACCCCCCGGTTAAAGACCGCATTAACTCGATGAACGCCATGTTCTGCAACGCCAATGGTGAGCGCCGCTATCTGGTCAACGTCCAGAATTGCCCGGTTTACACCGAAAGCCTCGAACAACAGGTCTGGGCAGCGAACGGAGAGCCGGACAAAAAAGCTGATAACGATCACCCCAATGACGCTGGTGGGTACTTCATTGTGAAGGATTAAATTCGATCGCATTGATACGGGAGCCATCATTGACCAGCGGCCGGTGAGCGTGATCCCGCCGGGCAACCAGTCGCCGCCTGCGAACATCGTGATCAGCTCGTTTTCTGTGGTACAGCAAAATATCAGCGTCGAAACGATGCGCGTGAGCTGGGACCAGGCGCAGAACGCTATCGCCTATGAAGCGCAATGGCGCCGCAACGACGGGAACTGGGTTAACGTGCCGCGCAGCTCCACCACGTCATTCGACGTCCCCGGGATTTATGCAGGGCGCTACCTAGTGCGCGTGCGCGCAATCAATGCCGCAGAAATCTCGTCCGGATGGGGCTATTCAGAAGAGAAAACGCTGACGGGGAAAGTGGGCAATCCACCGAAGCCGGTCGGCTTCATCGCTTCTGAAAACGTGGTATTCGGTATTGAGCTGAGCTGGGGATTCCCCGCGAATACCGACGACACGCTGAAGACGGAAATTCAGTACAGCCTGACCGGGACGGAAGACGATGTGATGCTGCTGGCAGACGTACCCTTTCCGCAGCGCAAGTATCAGCAGATGGGCCTAAAGGCAGGGCAAATTTTCTGGTACCGCGCGCAGCTGGTGGACCGCAGCGGAAACGAATCAGGGTATACAGACTTTGTGCGCGGGCAGGCCAGCATCGATGTATCTGACATCACCGATGCAATCCTGGAGGACATGAAAGGCTCCGATACGTTCAAAGACCTGATCGAGAACGCGGTGGACAGCAATGAAAAAATTGCTGGCATGGCTGACGACATCAAACAGGCCAACGACGAACTGGAGCAACAGGCGCAGAAAATTGCCCAAAATGCCCAGGATATCGGGAAGGTTCAGACCAGCGTTACAAACCTGTTGAGCAAGGTCGGAGATGTGTCTTCTTCTCTGAACGAGCTTGAGCAGACAGTAGCGACGGCCGATACCGCACTGGGTCAGCGAATCGATAACATCAGCGTGTCTATGGACGGCATGGCGGGAGGTGTGAAGAACTCCGCCATCGCGATTATTCAGGGCAATCTGGCTCAGGTGGCCGCGCGCAAAACGCTGTCTGCATCCGTCGCCGGTAACAGCGCTCAGCTGGACCGCATTGATGAGGTGATCGTCAACGAGAAGGAGGCGACGGCGCGCTCGCTGCTGAGTTTGCAGACTGACGTGAACGGCAACAAGGCATCCATCAACAGCCTGAAGCATGTCTCAGCTCATCAACGAGTATGACGAGAACATCGGCGCCTGGGAGACGTTCGCCACCACCTCAGCAAACCAGAACATCACCGTTACCATCAACGGCGCTCGTGTAACCGTTCCGGCGATCGGCAAACTGGTCCAGAAAGGGAGCAATGGGGCGGTTGGAGTTTCGGACGGTGGGACCGGGGCAACGAATGCCGCTGACGCTCGCACAAACCTCGGTTTGGGA